CCTTTAGTTTCGATAATCCATTCTCCGTTTGGTCCTACGAAGTCTGGGGTGTATTTAATGGGAAGGACTATCGCACCACTACGATCCGATAAGTCTTTCCGCTTAGTAGTCATCTTCAGGTAAGTTCCTGGATACCTAAACTTCTCTACGAGCATATACTCGTGAGTTTCATAGGTGAAGTTGATCTTATGCTCAGACAATAAGTCTGCACAGGTCTTCTCTAGTCCGCTTTTATACTTACCTAAATTGCGCTTCTTGGCTGATTTACGCTTAGGGGTCCCGCTTTTCTGTCGTTTCACTCAGGCTAAGATACAGCCTAAGTGTCTAAAAACGAAGAGTTCATGGGAAAAACAAAGGGTTCTTGCTTCCCCCCCTCTAAATCAACAGACTCAAACATCATTCTCTGAGTCTTGAAAGCACGGAAGCCAGTTCTAGATGTGTTCATTTCAAATCTAAATGGCTCTTCAAGCGGTGTGGGCTCACCGCCTGTCTCTACGTCACGTACCTTACGTACATGGAACTCTGTAATCTTACGCTCAGATGGTGTTGGGTGTTGCACCTTTCTGTGTATAGTCAAGAACGAGTCAGCTCGATTAACGAACTTACCCCCACCCTCGGTGTCCTCAGCGTATGGAGCTACAGGTAGACCGTCCTCACCCTTGATCCGCTGTGAAGCAGTAACAGCATGCATGTTCAACCAGACCGCGATGTTATTTGCTGTCGAGAATGTAAGGAACTCAGAGGCTGCCTCGTAGTGATACTCGTGTACACCTATACCTGACTTACCCATGTCAAGCTTAAGGCTGTTGTAGGGGTCTACAAACACAGCGTCAACCTCCTGCTGCTTCATTACCTTCTCAAGGAACACAATGATATCTGAGTAGCTGTACACCTGTTTGTTGCTGATTACAGTAAAGTACTTCCCAACCCATTCATACGCTTTCTTACGCTCCATGTAGTTCATAGAACTAATTGGCTTGTTTAAAGCAAATTGTATGAGGGTCATCTTTAGCGATGCTGTGCGGTTCTCTGATGAGTATACAACCCACTTCCATCCATGCCGCACGGTAGCGTTGACCATGAGGTACAAAGCCATTGTAGTCTTACCTACATTACTATGACCATTGATGATAGTGAACTCTCGCTTGTACCTGAAGTACTGATCGAGATCCTTGTCTCCCGTGTCCAAACCTACAGGTATACGTCCGTTGGCGTAGTCATCAATCCATCTGAAGTCCTCGTCGTCTGAGGATATGAATGACATGTCCCCGTCGTTAACGAGCATCTCACGCTGTGCCTTCTTCTCGTCGTCGATGGTAGCTCGAATAGGGTCTTGCTTACCTTTCTCGATAGCATCCCTGATGGTGTTGATGGTGTGCTTCTCGTCATCTACATCGCGTTTGAGTATCTCACGGGTTAGTACACGCACTACCTCGTCCTCCTCCATACGTCCAGCGGCTACGTAGCCACCACACAGCCTAGCAGCACGAAGAAGAGTAGCATGTTTATCCCCGTCATCGCACTGACGTATCATACGTGCAGCTAGATTTAACTTTAAGTAATCTGTATAAACGCCTGATTGTGAGACAGCTACCTGTGATTCACTCTTCTCAGTAGCGAATGCCCCGAAGCTAGATGATTCATCCTTGATGATGATGTCTGGGTCATAGGACTCAAAGCATGCACGGGACTCGTTGATGCCTGACTCGTCTACCTCTAGGTCGTACTGCTTCCCGAAGTATGTGCGCAATGCACGGAAGTGATCGCGGTGCCTTTCAGGATGTGTTATCTTGACTAACGCCTTGAGGCCGTCACCCGACGGAGATACCCAACAGCTGTATACATACGGGTCCGTACTGAGAAGCGCCTTGGATGTCGTAACATCAATATGATCGAAGTCCAGAACAATGTATCCGCTATGCTTCTCAATCGCTTGGTCTTTCCTGTCGCCAAACTCACCGCTGAATAGTACAACGGGTAGGCTCTTTTTGAAATCTTTTTCTCCACCACGAACAGCTTCAATCGTTGGCGCAGAAGTCCCCTCCTGTATTCTTTTGAGGGCAGTCACAATCGGAATCACATGGGCATCCGCCTTGGACTTCTTGTACAGGTCTTTGTATATCGTTACGTTCATCCGAGTATTTGTATTCGAGTAGTAGATTTAAATAGTGGATAGCCTTCAGGACATCCTCCTTGCCGTTCTTGAATTCGTGTCGGCATACGTATTTAATCACATTTCCCTCTATGAAGGGTATGTCATTGGCTGCTATGAAGTCAGTGGGCTGAATCTTCATTTCCTTGTAGTGCTTACCGCCTACCTGTTTGTCGCTATGTTTCATGTGGCTCTGATGTTGTTCCAACTTGTTTTATCGAAGTTATGGAATCAATTACAATGGTCTTGTTCTTAGCCTTAGCGGTGAACAACTCACGCTCAAGCCTCGACATCGTTTTGCCATCTTTCTTCATGATGTCCATAGGTTCGCTGTATTGGCTTACGATCCACACGCTTCTAGACTGTGGTCGCTTATTCTTAATCGTGGTGACCTTCGCGGTCATGGAGTATATAGGTCGTCCCATAATGTTGTAGGGAAGAAAAGGGGCAGAGCTTTCGCCCCACCCCTGCTTCCTGATAAAGCAACCTGTTAGAACGGAAGGTCAGAAGACCCCTCGGATTTAGTTGTTGTGCGTCGCTCTTGCGCCGCCTCACTATTAGGATCCCATACACTCAAGCATGGTTTGCCATTCTTCGACATGAATAGTCGAAATCTAACGTTGCCGCCTTGACCTTGTGCATCACGCTTGGTGGTGTACTGATCAATAGCATCCTTAAGCTCGTTGTCCTTGAGACGGAAAGACCATCCCATCAACTCGCCATTGTCATTGTAGCTAGGCTCATCGGCCCAACCTACTAGTACGCTCTCGTACTTTTTTGTTTGTTCACTCATGTTAATGAATTAAAAATTAGAATAAAGGTTATTAAAAATAAAGAATAAACTCCTAAAGCTATGCAGCCGTTTATCAATCGGTTAATAGTTGACTTATACTTCATAGTTTAGATAGTCTGTTTGTGGGTTGTAGTCCTGCTCCAGAAAGTTTGTAATACGCTTAAGTGCATCATGGAACTTCATCTCTCCTGTAAAGAGAGTAGAGTCAGAACACTTAACGAGGGCAGGAAGGTACGGGTAAGTTTTCTCTTGTACAACCCAATAGAAATCTTTTATACCAAACACCTCTGTGTAGATGTAAGCTTGGATGTCATATGAGAAGTCCTTGATGGCATACCTAAACTTCTCTGAGCTACGTGCTGACTTGCTGTCACTGATGAATCCATCGCCTAGGCAGTCTAAGAATCCCTTGACCTGCACCCCGTGTAACTCCTCAAGGAATCCTACCTGATAGTCACCCTTAAGGTGAGAGTCAAGTAAACCACATGTGGCTAGCCTGTCGATCATGTCGTTAGCCATCTGCCACTCATCGTGTGATACGATTGACTTGCCTTCCTCAGCCGCTTCCTCCTTGATTTCCTTCAGCTTTGCTTTGTATTCAGCTGTTAGCGTTGGTTTCTTGGAGGCTTGAGCCTTGTCTGATAGCGTGGTTACGATAGCAGATGGAGACATAACCGTGTACTTCTCGAATGCTTTGTCCCGTTCGAACAACAGCATATCGTACATAGTACCGAAGTCTAGCGCATCTGATTTGTATTTGACTTCACCCTTCATGTAGCGATCGAACTGAGCCATATCGCCTAGTGCTTGCTTGAGAGAAGAGTACGACAAGTGAGACTTGCCGTACCGCTCCATTAATTTATCTGATATATTCATTGGTCTTCGTATAATGGTGTGCCGTCTTCAAGCATGTACTCATAGGTTTCTATCTCAGCCCAATGTGTGGGCTTTCCAGCAGTACACCAAAAGGTTTTACCCTTCCTATTGATGTGATACTCTGCGATGTCTATATCACCCAGGAAGTCTTTGTGCTTGATGAAGTATAACCCTGTACATATTGGTTGTTCTTTATCATTATCAACCCAGTGTTTAGGCATCTTAGCCGTGAGACACTGACGTCGAAAACTTGAGAACGTAGCTATGTTAGTTAGCTTACGGTTT